AAGCTTCTTTCAATCAAATTGCCACAACCTAATCCATATACATCATATATCCTTACGTTTCTTGGTATTATATCTCTAAATATTTCTTGCTCCGCCTTAGCGACGTTCCTTTCTTGATTAGTCATCCAAAACATTTCAAAAAAAGAGTTTACGCTATCGGGAACCCACCCCCCGCGTTGATAGCGTCTGTGTCTGTGTCTTCGTGTTCTTGTTCGTTTTTTTTTATTATATATATAACGTTTACGTTTTGTATAGGATTTTTTTTTCATTATATATTAATTGTATGTTTATTTGCAAACATAATAGGAGAGTTTACTCAAAATTTTACTATAATCTTCACAGTTTCCTTTTTAATGCATTTGCATGCAGAGATAGATAGCTCTTCGCGCTTCTTTCGCGTCTTGGTCGCATCGATAGATTCAATATCTACAACCGTATTATTCTTGGCTGACGTATTTCGCCGGTTCATATCCTCCTCAATATCATGGTAGTTCTCTTCGATACAATCTACGATTTTGTTCTCTATCGCCCACTTGAAAAAATTGAGCTGTCCTATGGTGGTCTCCACCATTTTTTCTGATGGCGTGTTATCCTCATTTACATATGGAATCGAAATCCGCTCCCATCTACAAAAAGGGTCGAATCGACGCTTACTATATGCTTTCAGTTTGAGTTTGTAATCATTATATACCTTAAACCGGACAGTGTCGGCGCAATTGGGTTTTACGGGCAATTCATATACCGTATAGCATTTTTTTGCGAAATTGGTAACGAACCAGTCCACGATTCGTAATGATATATTCGACTGGCCATTGATAATTCTCAACATTTTATGTAGATTTGCGGGATTTTGGTAAAAAACGAGGAGATTCTTTAAAAGAAGGTCGTTTTGTGTATGGAGGGTGGATGCGCAATAAAGGGACATTGTTATTTGATGGAATAGATAGGGTCTTCACTTTATGTGATTTTTCTGGGAATAGAGCGGGGAACCTAGGGTTCCTCTATAGCCCCTGTGGGGCTATAAGGTTGAGGTCGCTTCGCGACCTCTGACCCCTCCTCTTCTTTAATTTAATTTTAACAAGCTTATTATGAAAGCATGTTAAGAGCCGTTATAGTTGTAATTATTAGTAGAACATAAGGAAACCTATATTTCAAGTAATCTACAGTTTAGCGGGGAACCGTAGGTTCCCTCGATAGCCCCCTACGGGGGCTATAAGGTTGATGTCGCTGCGCGACATCTTACCCTCCTCTTCTTTTCTTCTTTTCTTTATTTTTAAGAAGCTTGTCACGAAAGCATATTAGAAGCCATTTGAGTTGCAATTGTTAATAGAAAATAACGACATTTATAATTCCAGTAACCTATTGTTTTATACTACTACAGTTTTATACTAGCGTAAAGGAGTGGGTAAGGGGGAACCATGGGTTCCCCCTAACAACACCATCCCTGCTTTTTCGCCGGAATGATAATAGTTGTATTAGTAGGCAACTTTATTTCGTCTATCACCTTGGGAACTTGTTGTGATGTGGGAAGTTTCAATAGTTTTATACAAGCGTCCACAATGTTATCACAGCATAACAATAGCAATGCCCCGTCCTTTTCATTATCGACTTTTATCAAGTTTTCGCGGATGGCTACACTGAATATAAACTTAAGGATGGACGCACATGTATCGGATGGCGGCTCGTTATACGCGTTATTTTTTACGTTCAACTGTGACAATAAGTTATATAATTGTGATATAATCGATATAATATAAGGGACATCGTTCGCGTCCAATTTCGTATTATTTATGTTTCGTATAAGCGTACTTTCCACGATTCTCATAAACTCGGGTTTCGTTTTTATGATTTTTTCGATTACTTCCATACTATGTTCTGTGAGTCGAGTTGAGTATTTTTCTTGTAATTCGTAAGAAGAAATAATCGTCTCTAACTTCTGGATTAAGTTTTTGTTGAGAGAGGCTTTTTTGCTGAGAGAGCTAAGTTGTGGCGGAGGGGTAGGCGCAGGTATGACATCATCGTTGTCGCCGTTTTCGGACCACGTTTCCATTATATACTAGATTTATACAACAAATAGTGCAGAAAAAAAAATCCTAAAGTTGGCGCGACATGTTAGCATATTACAGGTGTATTTCATGAGTTACGCAATTAAAATTACACTCGCAGTAAAATGAAAGAGTAAGTAATGAGTGCCATTTGTAAATGGTGTCATAATATATATAACTTTTTAAATACTTGGCTCATAATATGTGTCATTTTTTTAACATATATAAATAATATGGACGATGAAAAAAAAGAAATATATAGACAAGAAATATGTGGTCGATTTAATAGCATATTAGATGAGTTTACAGAGTCAATGACTTCTCTTCGAAAATGTATTTTAAGTGCAGAAAAAAGTTTACAGGATGTTGATATTATACTGGAAAAATATTATGAGGAAAAGGTGATTCCGGTGGTTCCGGAAAAAAAATATAGTAAGAAGATGGGGAGCAGAAAATCCGGAAAGAAGCCGGATGGTTGACCATAATGTTTGTTGGCGCAAACGCCCGTTATAAAGTTTTTGCTCTTTTTCAAGAGAAAGCAAAAACTGTCTACATAATCAAGTCATTATAAAATATGTTTTATTATATTTGATATACGGTCAAATATAAATCTTGCTCCTCCGATCGGAGGAGCAAGATGAGAGAAAATATCACATCGGGTATACAAACATTATACATAACTATTTTGCTCCAATTAGCAGACAAAGTTAAACATATAATACAAAAATGTATATTTACCTAAAATGATGATTAATTAATATAAAGATATCTCTTTAATATAAGATATAAATGAGACCCAGGCTTTCTGAAAAATATGCAGAAGAAAGAGAAGAAATTTGTGAGCGACTTTTGTCCATTTTAGAGTTGGACGAAAAGGGCGCGTTTGTATTATCAACTCTGGACGCGGATATAGAAAGACAGAATAGAATCATGGATATGAAAGACGATATCAGGAAATGCTTTTCGTGTTGCAACATGAGTCCTTTTAAACCAAGTGCTACATGTAAACGTCCTTATATGAGCGTTGTAAGAAATATCTTAAGGAAACAAGGATACACATTTATTGGGAATGATTTTACTACAAAGCCCGACCACATTAAAACAACGCGTTATTACGTATTTCGTTGAAAACAATATAATGCGGAAAATAACTTAGAAACAACTTCTTTAGGTATATTATAGAATGACCAAGAAAAAGTGCTTATCGAAAGACCGAAATGGACACGATTGTGCTTTTGGATGTATAACAGATACAAACTTTTGTAAGTTCCATCAATATATGAGTTCGTATAGTGAAGATATGTTGACGAAACTAGAACTATGCAATGGCTGTAAGAAGATGTATTATTTTGAAGGCGATTTGCGAACATGTAAAAATTGTAGAGACCGAGGAAAGAATAATAAAATAAAACAGAAAGAAACTATTGTTTTATGTTTGAAAGACGGGTGTAAGTTCAAAAAGTCGGACGAAAACGACTATTGCGGAAAACATCAGATTTGTTTGTTTGAAAATGAAACGAAGGACTTGAATCAAAAAACGTGTTATAATTATATTCGTGGTTGTAGAAGCCAATTAGATATGGATTATGGATTTTCAAGATGTCCAGATTGTTTGAAAAAAGACCGCAAACAGGAAAAAGAAAAACGTGATGCAGCAATTAAAACGAATACTGAAGCGCCATTGGAAAATATTATTCGCACTTCAAAATATTGCACAACGTGTTGTCGAGAAATGGATATGGAACAATTTGTGAGTGACAGCTCGGAGTTTACAAAAACGTGTGCTAGATGTAGAAGTCAAAATATGATACAGAATAAAAAGCGCGATAAAGAACATAGAAATAAAGTAACGAGAGAAAGCACAAGAAGTCAATATGGTGAATATAAGAAAAATGCGATTCTTAGAAACTTGGATTTTGCTATAGATTACGATAGTTATGTAGCCATTGTTAAAATGGATTGTGATTATTGCGGAATATTGCAAGAAAGTGGAATTAATGGAATTGATAGAGTAAAATCAAATGTCGGTTATATATTAGAGAATTGTGTAAGTTGTTGTAAAATGTGTAACTATATGAAAAGGGCGTTGCCGATTGATGTATTTATAAAAAAGATAGAACATATACTCGTATATCAAAACAAAATTGTCGGAAGTTTGTATCCCGAATGTTTCTCTGAACATAATAACGTGTTTTATAAAAGTTATTTCAATAGATCAAAAATCAAGAATATTGAATTTCTAATTAATGAAAGAGACTTTGATACCATAACGAAACTAAATTGTTATATGTGTGGAAAAAATAGTAGTGATATTCATAAAAATGGAATCGATAGGTGTAATAATAACGAAGGGTATACTCGTGAAAACATTAAACCGTGTTGTTTTGAATGTAATATTATGAAAGGAATAAACGATTTTAATAACATGATAGATAAGTTTATCATGATACACAATCTACGCACATTATCGTAAACCCATTTTTGTGTTTATAAATATGAAACAACTTCATATTTATATATTTTTTTATATTTTATATTTTAATCTAATTATATATTCACATCATAAATGACGTGAAATTAATTAGAATACGCTACACCAGCCCTAGTGTAGGCTATCTCCTAAGTTTCCCTAGGAGCCGGACTGTATCTTAACCCGACTCAGATTGCTTAAATCCTTCATAATCGAGCGACTACCGTTCAGTCTCTGACGGCTAACCATAGACTAGCAATTACATACGTCTTTAGGTTATTACCATGCGGATTGCCCAATCTTCAACATTATTACTATACCGGAGTTCTTTTCTCCGCCATATGCTGGTTTCCCAAACATACTTAGTAGTTGAAGCTCTAAGGGGTTCCCCGAACAACAAGTAGTCTCGCAGATTTGACTCCAATAGTCAACATCTACTAACAATTCGCTTAATATTACCAGGAGCGCTAACGAAGTTTCCACAAACAGGGCCTGTTTGTTTGTGGCGTATTGTTTTTGGGCACAGCTGTTTTTTTCTGTTTATGCCAGACATTACACGTAATACATTATAGTTCACTGCATACACACGGACCTTGGCAGTGGCAACACCCGCGACAGTGCCAGACGAGAGCACAAGCTGGAGCACGGCGTTATCAATGCGCGAGAAGTTGCACGACCCGCTGGGCTGGTGCTCTTCGGGGCGGAGGGCGAATGAGTAAACGTTGATGCCAGTGTCGGGGGCGCGAGTGTGGTGCTGGAAGGGTTGGACCACATCGAAGTAGGACCCCTCACGCTCGGAGAAGCGGTCCTGACCGTTGAGCTGGAGCTTGGCCGTGACGACAGGGTTCTCACCCCAGCAGTGCATGTCAAGGGCGGTCTCCGAAAGGACGAAGGTGCCTGCATCGGACACGAGGGAGCCACCGGGAAGACCACCATTAGCATCAAAGGGGATGTAGCCAGTGGTGTTGTTCCACTCCTGAGGCACAGTGCCGGTAGCATCCATAGCACCAGCCATCTGGAAAAGACCAGAGTTGATGACAGCGTTGGGACCAGAGGTCTCAGCGGGGCCACCGAAAGCGTGGATGGCGTTGGGAAGAGCATCGATGGCATCGGTGTAGTTGAAGGGCTGGGCACCGAGGGTCTTGTAGAGGGTGTTGCCAGCCTCGAGGGACGAGCAGTAATCAACGTTGGCATCGGGCTGAACGACCCAGATAAGCTCCTTGCAGGGGTGGTTGAAGTTGAGCTTGATCTTGTTCGAAGAGGAACCGACCGACTCATCGCCGGTGAACTGGAGCTGCTCGATGAGGTACTCGTGGGGGTTCTGGGCCATCTTGCGGCGCTCATCCGTGTCAAGGAAAATGTAGTCAACATAGAGGGAGGCGGCCACGAGCGACTGCTGGTAGGCGTTCGACACCGACTGGGTGCCAGAAGTAGCAGCGAGGGACTTCACGGCCCAGAGGCACTCACCAATGGGGCGGAAATCGATGTTAATCTTAACTTCGTGGTACTGTACGAACCACGTATTACCCCCCCTTTCGGGGTATTTATCGGTAGGTCTCATTTCGATTAACGTGTTTCTTAAAATGAGAACTGGAACCGGGGACTAGACTATATCTTAAGCCATCATAGAAGTTGATTAGACTTCTCAGACCCATAACCATTTAGTCGTTGAACCTTCCTCATATCCTTATCATATCGGACTTAGAGGCTTGGCTGCGGATTATCTATTTCGGATGCATTTTGAATAGCATCTTCATACGGGGGATTTTTACCATACCTGAGTTTTATTCTCAGCCACTGTAAACTTTCATTCACAGCTTGGTACCCCAAATATTGTCGGTTTATTGTATTGAAACGATTAATGTTTACAATATTATTAAAGTAGTAGTGTAGTTGTAATTTGTCGATTTTCATATGCTTGTAGTGGTTGTAAATTAGTCCAGTGGAAACAAATCGTAATATCATTTTCATTTGTAAAGTCAAAACTGTTTATTGGAAGTATATGGTCGATTTGCCAATAACTTCCTAAATTGTCCCAGTTCATGTCGTCGTGAAATCTGAACTCAATCCATTCTTTAAACCATTCAATATCACAACCTAAGTATTTGATATATGATGATTTTCGGTTATGTAACATTTTATGGATTTTACTTCTTAATATTTCTGACATTTTGAAATTGATATCTATTTTGCGTCTTTCTTTTATTTTTATTTTACGAATAGGCAAATATTCTTGTTGCTTCTTTTTGATATAGGTTTTTATATCTTCGCGATTCCTGTATTCTTTTCGTTGTTCGTATATTTCAGTTTTATGAAGGTCTCTGTATTCTTTATTTTTTACAGCTAACTCTTCTTTATTTGCCTCATAAAAAGATTTTTGTTTTTCTTTTATGTGCACACTTTTTCGAACACGATACTCTTTTCTACAGTCAACGCAATCATACCTAAGCCCATCTTTACTACAACTCAATTTACCAAAGCATTCAACCAGCTTTTCTTTTTTACATTTACAGCATTTTTTTGACATTCTCTTTACTACCACTTATAGCACTATGTTTATATACTTTATAATCCGATTATATTTTTTATACGTCTTTAAGAACTTCCCGCAATTTGGATATGTCGCCGCCGCTGCAAACATGGAGAGAAACGTAATGTTTCTTCCATATTAGCAGCAAGCGACTAGCACCTGAGCATGATGATTCATAAAATCATCCCGAGGCTCGAACAAATGTTTCCCAAAACAGTTCTCGGATGTTTTGGGTTGGGTGCTTTTCTGCCCTACAGATTTTAAGGCAATAAGAGGTAACGCAAGACCGGGGTTGCGGTTGAACCAGAAGAGGAGGGGAATGTAGAGGGTGGTCTCAGGGAGAGCGCGGCGGGGAGCGCACACCTGGCTAGGACCGCCGGCAGCGGCACAGGGACCAGAGATCTCAGCAAAGGTGGGGTCGGTGATGTAGGTAAGCTGAGTGGTGTTACCAATCATCTTCCAGTAGCCCTTCTGCTGCTCACGGGACATGGTGACCTGGTTCCAGATATGCATCCAGTCACCATACTGGCGGTCGATGCGCTGACCACCAATCTCCACCTCCACCTGAGCGATGAGCTGCTCACCGATATAGTCTAACCAACGAGCCCACACACCATCAGTGCCGGGGGTCTTCATGTCTTGGTTAATCTCGGGGAGAGTCACCTGGAGGTAAGTGCGGTAGCATAAATCACCGTTGCGGCTGATGGTGCAGGTCACACGGCGACCGAAATCGGCCTGACCAGAAAAGGTCTGCTCGATGGACTCCATCGCGAAGTTGGTATGGCGACGGTACGACACCTTCCAGAAAGTAATCTCGGGGGTTCCGGTAAGGAACACATCTTGTGCGCCATAGGCGACTAACTGCATCAAAGCGCCTCCCATGGGAAAAAGGAATTGATATATATATTAACTAAAGATTATAATTTGGGAAATGACAGCATTTTCGTGCATTTTCCTACATAAATAAAATATACAAATAATACATTATGTTTTTATACTATAGTTATAGTGTGTTTTTTTGTAAAACCTTTAATTTTGGTCATAGAAAAGTTGGACGGTTTCAATTGTTTTATCGGTTTTATTTTGTATCCAATATTCGATTTGTGCCTTTAAACAAGTCAATCTATGATTCCATTCCTTTGATAAGTTTTTATTAATATACATAATGCCTTGTTTATTCAATGACCAGCAAGATTTTACCAATTCTCCCGTTTCCCCTTTATAAGAATCTGGGTTGAAACGAATAAAAACTATGGGTCGATGCCCCACATCTTGTGACAATTCCATAGTGCGTTTATTTTGACAGCTGCAATCATAATCGCTATGTTGTGTTTCATCGATTTCTATGATAATAACTTGTTCGCCGAGGTCCAATAGCATGTCCGGTCTACGTTTTGAACATCCGTCTTGAACACGTTTATCGGTTATCCAAGTAACATTAGGGAATTGTGATAATACATAATCCGTGACGGTTTTTTCTTTGGTTTTGAAATTACGAACGACGGGTTTATCTGGAAATAGATTTACATAACAATACATACAATATCCTT